AAACAATGCGTGGCAAAGGCGAAACTTTTCAAGCTTAATAATTCAAGTAAGAGGAAAATCATAATGTACATAATTAATCATAAATCAACGTATATAGTGTATGAACTCTATAACTCGCAAGAAAGAGCGATAATGCAAACAACTAGCATGGAGAGAGCACGTAAAACATTGAGGGATTGTGAACGGTATCAAGCTAATACTGATTATACTTATCACATTACCGAACAATAATTTAACTAAGAGGTTTACAATGCACACAATACACCAACAAACTATTTGCGCTCTTTTAGACTTGCAGACATTTCTAAGCAGCGAGATAAAAAAGCACACAACTAGTCAAGATGATCACAAGGTCAATTATTATCGTCACGAGCTTGCAAAAATAGAATCATTAGAGTCTTTCTACTATGATCAATATCATGCAAACAGCAAAATGACACCAGAAGAAAAAGAAAAGAATTCTTATCTTGGTGACGGGGTATACATAGAACGCACGCCTAGTAATTTAATTTTAAGAACTGGCTCTAGCCTTGATCGCGATTGCGATAATACAATTTACTTAGAGCCAAAAGTAGTTAAAAACCTTTTAGAATATATCAGCAACTTAGAGGAAACAAAATAAAATGAAAACACTAGCAGACTTAAAAAAACACGCTCACTTATATGACTGGTCACTACTAAGCAACTCTTGGTATAAAGAGGTTCCATTCTTTCAATCACAATACCGTACCGTTGCGAGAGTACAGTCAAGCAAGCTCTCTTTAAACACAGTCAAGGACGGCAAGCTATCGGAGAGTTGGATTGACCTCCCCAAGGCCAGCGAGTTAACTATGGCTATCAATGACGATTGCACGATTACTTTAATCATTGCAAGAGTATGCAAAGGCTGTTATGGGGAGCCGGATAAAATACACACAATGGTTTACAGACTTCGCCCAAACTTATTAAAAATCGAATCCGCAGCATAAGAGGGTAATCATGCAAGCAATACAAGTTAAGTATCTAATAGCTACTACTAAAAGACTATCTAGGGTTAAAGCGTTTGGATTTTCGGACGATCAAGTAGTAATAAACTTTGATTTTAAGATTGACGTTTCTAAAAATTATGAGAAAGCCGCCCGGGAATTATTAAAAAAGTTAAACTTGAAAGGGGTTTGGCTGGGTGGACAACTACCCGGCAGTGATTACGCTTTTGTATGTGTAAACACGCGAGGCGATTTAACAGTGAGTGTACACGTATGAATACCCTCGAAACAGAAAAATGGATCGACCATGAAGTTAAATTAAGAATGCATGAAGAAAAGCATCACACCATAGACAAGCGCTTTGACAAAATTGACAACAACATGACAATACTCCGCGATAATCTTACAAAAGTATTGGCAATTTTGCGGGTTGGGAGTGCAGTAGTAACACTTATTGCAATTCCAGTGCTTTTACACTTTTTCAAGGTTTTTTAATAATCCTTACAGTACTTTTCCTCAAGAGCTGCAATTTTTTCGCGTAGCTCTTGGGTATCTTCAGCGCTCACAGTTTCGACTACCTGTTTTTCAACCCAACCGTACTTTGCGCCCTTTGTCTTAAGATAAAGCGCTTGCGACTTTTCGTTACCATTTTCCGCTTGGATAGCTACTATCTTGGAAATTCTTTCTACTTGTTCAGGCTCTGCGCAATCTAATTCTCGCTTATAGTGTCGCTTCACTGTATCATCATCTAGCTCGACAATCCGCGCGATTAAATACAAAGGTATACCCGCTACTGCTAAGTCTTTAATACGCACCTTTAAGCTATAGGTAGGGTTGTGTTCATTGGGATTACTCATTATTGCTTGCTCTTATGTTTAAACTCAACCTTTTTCCCCTGAGCTTTTAAGGCTTGTACAGCGCTAGGGCTAGGAACCGTTGGGAGTAACTCAGGCTCAACGCTTGATACCTCTTTTACAATCCCGGGGGCATCGAGCGATAAAAGAGCCTCGCGATTAACTACAAAAGGTACCGGTTTATCTTTAATCTTAATTTTGCCCGTAGCGTTGCAAGTATCACATTCACCAACGACACCACCAAGTTTCGGAAGTTTCTTTTGCCCTTTACAAGTCGGGCAACGTATCAATGCATCCATTCTTAACCTCTATTTAATCCACTTGCATAAACTATACGTGATAAACAATATTTTGTGAAATAATCCTTAATTAACCCTTGCTTTATACACTTTATAGTAGTAATATACCTACATATTAACTACAGAGGACAGACAGAATGAAATATATACGGCTATTGGCTTTAATCTCTAAGTGGCTTGATAGCAATGAATGTGCACCTATAGACACTGCGAAACTCTCACAGATTAGAAAGATTTTTCTATATGAATCTCGGTATTCACCCGAGCCGGATTTACCGGAATTAAAAGCTTATGCAAAGTTCGTAAGAAATTTTACTAAAATTTAACAGGGGCAATACTATGTCAAGAGTAACTATCAAACAGCTAGAATATCAAGTAGGCAGGATTAATCAGCTAACAGGCTCACCCAATGCGCCCTACACGGTGATTGATGGAAAAATTAACGCCAATATAGACAATTATCATCTTGATGAAGCTTACGGTGGTATTAAGTTAGTGCGGATGGACAACGAAAGAGGGGGTATAAGCTTAATATCGAAAGAAGGATATGTAACTAAGGGTAAGCTTTCAGTCTGGCTGGATGCTTTTATAGCTGGCTTAGAATCGAGGGTTGCAGAATGAAAAAGTTTCAAGATTTACTAATGAACGGCATTTCTGAAGAAATTACAGGCACAAAGATTGAACGGCTAATAGAAGTTAAAAGGCGCTTTGAAGCGGAGATGATTTACAACGGCAGAGTACCATGCCCGAAGTATATTCAAGACTGGTTACAAGGCTTATGTAACACTATTTCTATCCCATTTACGGACTACGATATAATTGACTGGTGGATCAAAGTCCTTGGCAGACCTATGAAACCACGCAAGGGCAATAAGGACAAGGGTTTAAGTGAAGAGGAAAAACTGGCAGAAAAATACTGGCCACAATGTGCGCTTACGCTATTTCATATGCTTTATGACTAGGGGTAAACAATGAAACTTGACAAATACTATGAAGAAATTAAAACAAAGATATTCGAAGGCTTAAAGGACCGAAAAATATCATTTTCTAAATTGGCTATTTACTTCAAAGAAATACAATACACCAAAGTTGGCGGTGATTTTAACCGCGCTTGTGACTGGGTAGGGTTTCAATTAAACCGATTTTGGAGAAATCAGTTATTTGACTTATACAACGAAGGAATCAATGACGATCATGTTTCAACGCTTTATCGTAAATTCTTTAAAGAACTAAAATTCAATCAAGAGGCTATATCATGAACAAAGATGAATTTAACGAACTTGATTCACGTATAAGAATGCTTGAAATTGTAGGAAAGCACACAGTATCACGCTTGAATACTTTAATCACAATAGCGATCACGGGCATTATAATGCCTGTGATTCTTAAACATTTTGGATGGTAAAAAATGAAAGAAGAACAATTTATAGAACATGAAATTCAGCTGCGCGTAAACGACGAGCGCATCAAATGGCTCGAGAATGGGATGGATGAAATTAGAGGTATTTACAAGATTACAATGGGCGCTTTTATCACCTCCGTATTGCTCCCGGTAATTCTTCACTGGCTAAGGGTGGTATAATCATGAATAATTTTCAAAAAGATTTTAACATCGGGCAAAAAGTTTATTATCATAAACCCGAATCGACTTTGATACAGAGGGCAAGTATTAAAGAAATAACAAAATATTCCCATGGATATTATTATTTGATTGTTCTGGAGGATCAGGAACCAGAAGAAACGCAAATTAGAACATTTGCGGTTTTTCATACTCTGGAGGATTGCGTTGGGTTTGCTACAACAAATTTTATACAGCGAATTAATGTACAACCGCACTTAGAATAAACGGAGTTAAAATGGCTAACAAAAAGAGCATAAACAATAAAATTGCAGCTGCGGATTTTTGCATAAAAAATCTAGTGGACTTAAGAAAGCGAATGTTGGATGAAAAAAATAACAAAACGGCTCCCATAGGAATCGCAGGTGGAATTGTTTTCGCTTTGAATTCCGCATTATTGTTACAACTCGATGAAATTTTTACAGCCTCGGTTAAATCTGAAAACCCGGACGCCAAAAAAGATATGGAGCAATTTAAGCTAAGTTTTTGTAAATTTATTGATGACATGGTGTCCGATGGTTTAAAACCCATTAAACCCGAAGAATAACCTCTCCCCGTAAAACTTCTAAATTTGCGTTTTACGGGGCTTTAATTACCCACCCTATGCAATCCCATTAAATTAATCAGATCGCATCGCTATGGCGAAATTTAGGCCGTTCCTCGCAACTTTTCTAGGCAATCTTGGATAGCTTTTTGAGAAACCTCTTTGCTTTTCAGTGGATCGGGTGGCAAAGTAAGTGCCTTGGGAATTTCAATTTCAGCAATCGGTTTGCCCGCGCGCCATTCTCGAAAAGCTATTTCATAATTCCGCTTAAATACGGGATAACTCACAGACCTGGCGGAGTTTGATAGGAAATTAGATCCTGTAAGTTTCCAAGCATGTTGTACTAGCTTGTGAGACCAAGACTTATCACACCCCGGATAAGAGTTTTTGCAAGCTTCATCGTAAGCGCGATCAAGGGGAGGTACTTCAAAAGATTCTTCGCACCAGGCGATAAATTTACCTATCGCGGGTATAAATTTGCTTTCTGATTCCCGGCATTTTTTTAACCCTTTTTCCAGCATCACTAAAGAATTTATTTTCGATTCCATGAAGGCTAGCATCCATTCTCGCTTATGGGCGTCAAGGTGCTTGGTTTCTTTGAAAATTGGATCAACAAATCCGTAGATGCTTGAAAACCTTTTAAACAATTCGTTCACAATGTGAATTGTTATGTCGTCAATCGTGCGTTTTACGGGCGTTTCTGGTCGAGCATTTGCCAGAGTGAGTACCTCAGAAATTTGTTTGATCATTCTGGTAATCCCCAATCCGAGTCTAAATTCTCAGCCCAGGCGGTTGAGTCCAGGTCAGCCATGGGCTTAGTTTGCTTTTTAAGCTTAAATTCTTGCTCAAAGTACTTAACCTCAAGACTTCTCCAGCAATTAGCAACCATGGCTTCAAAGGCGTCATAGGGCTTAATGCCTTTCTGAAGCAATTCAGACAATACGCGGTTGAGCCGTTGCCAACTTACCCGGCTTACTGGCCATCGCTTCCGGTTTACAAGCCACTGCTTAAGCAATGGGGGGTCGATGTTGTGAGGATTGTCGTCAAGCATCTCAGCAAGCCCAAAATTATCCTTTTGCCCTATATGTTTATTAAGATCTTTTATTTCTAGATCTTTCTTTTTATTTATAGGGGGGGGATTCCCGGATGCCGTGTTATCCGCAGTGCGGGTTTCCCGTTCTTCGGAAACGATTGTGCAATCTGATGGAATATGTCTCAATAGCGTCCAGTCACAGCCGTTATACTTTCCATTTTCAGATTTTCGGGGAGTAACTACTAGGACACCCAGGCGCTTTAAAAAATTAATACACGTTTGAATGTGATCGCGTCCGCAATTAAAATGCGCCTGGAGTTCTTCTTTGCGTATTACCCACCCGGCAGGCTTGCTTGCGAGATAACAATAAACGCCTAAAGCCCCAGTGTGTTTAATCCCCTGGAGAACGTCATTGAACATTGTGGTGAAAGGTGATGCATCATGTTGAAGAATAGCTGTTGTATTTCGTTGTATAGACATGGTATTATTACCTCGTGTTTGAGAAACATGTAGTGATTAAACAAACTCGGCAAAAGCTTTGTTTAATAGAAATTAGTAACTCCATAGCAGGGGTTTACGTAGATCCATCGGGTATGGAAACCCTTTTTAAATTTTTCATCGTTTAACCTCCAATTCTGAAACCGCTGCCTGTAGCGTTTCGGCGTCAAATACATTTATTGTTAATCCACAACGTTCAATCGGTAATCTAGCAGCTAATATCACGCACAATATCAGTAGGGCAATTCCCATTCCTATCACGGCGGCAAGTAAAGAATTTCTATGCATAATTAAGCTCTAAGTAACTTTTTCACTAAGATATATTAAATCAAGAACTTATGCACTATTGATTTAACGGTCTGTATGAATTATGTTACAGAAAATGGAGAAAAATATGCTAACGGACGAGCAAAGACTAAGAAGACGCGAAGGGATCGGGGCTAGTGATACGGCCATAATTATGGGCTACTCAAGCTATAAAACACCCTATCAGCTTTATCTAGAAAAAACAGGGATAGTGACGAATGAAGAACCGGAAACAACGGAGCAACAATATTGGGGCAACGCGATTGAACCCCTTATCATTAAAAGGTTTTCAGAAGAAAATAGCCTGGATATTACTTTTCCTGATACTATTTATCACGCTGTTTACCCTTTCATCTTTGCTAATCTCGATGGCTGGGTTGAATCAGAGCGCGCCGTTGTCGAGGCAAAATGCGCTAACTCCTTCCAGCGACGAGAATGGGATCCCAATATCAGTGATGGAATTCCAATAGCTTATCTGATTCAAATTGCTAAGCAGGTAATGGTTGCGGATGCTACGCGCGGATATTGTGCCGTACTTATTGGCGGATTTGAATACGGCCAATTTATCTACGAGCGTGATAAATCCCTTGAAGAATTAATCCTAAAAGCTGACCTTGATTTTTGGAATTGCGTTCAGAATAAAATTGAACCCGATCCAATTAATACAAATGATTGTCGCCTTAAATATCGCAAGCCGATTGCCGATAAAATCGCTCAAGCCACCTATAAAATCGCCAATACTTTTGGAGAATTTACCCACATTAAACAACAAATTAAATCGTTAGAAAAGATTGAAGATAATCTCAAAATGCAGCTAATGACATTCATGGGCGATTCTGAGTACCTGATTGAGCATAGTGGGGAAGTGATTGCCACCTGGAAGGCAAACAAAAAAGGAACGCGCGTTTTTAATATTAAATAAGGATGAAACAATAATGGAGAAGGAAAAGCTAAAGGAATTGCAAGAGGGATTGGAAGCGATAAACATTTTGACCGAGAGGTTAATCAATTTAGCTGTAATTGAGAATAAATTTTTAAGAAAAGTCGAAGAATTGGAATTCAAACTCGCAGAATGTTCAATGATACGCAGCGCATTAATTGACAATAGAGAACGAGGATTAGCGATAAATTTAGAATGTAAAAAAATGATGTTGACAATTAAATCATCAAGATTGGGGAGATTTTTATTAAAAGGAGGTTTAAAATGACTACGGAATTATCCCAATTTACAGAAAAACCCATGGAATTAACGCGAGGTCAAAGTCGCCTAGACGATAGCCTCTTTTCAAAAGAATTAGCACCTCATTATATGCAATTAGCATCAAAATTAGCCAGCTCGGAGTTAGTGCCTAAGTCTTTTCGAGGGAAGCCCCAAGACCTATTTATCTGCTGGGCTATGGGCTATCAAGTAGGTCTCTCACCTGAGCAGTCCATGCAGTGTATTGCAGTAATTAACGGCAAGCCTGCAATGTGGGGTGATGATATGCTCGCGCTCTGCATGGCACATAAAGATTTCGTTGACATCATCGAGGAACCAATCCTAAAAGATAGCAAGACTTTCGGTTTTCGATGTATTGTGAAGCGAAGGGGGCGGGCAGATAAGATTAGTGAGTTTACCTTGGAAAATGCAAAGACCGCCGGATTACTTTCAAAAGGTGGTGTATGGACGCAATATCCAGAGAGAATGCTTAAGTTCAGAGCGAGAGGGTTTTGCCTAAGAGACGCTTTCCCAGACGCTCTAAAGGGTATTAAGCCACGCGAGGAAGTCGAGGACTATATAGAGGCATACTATAAAGTTGTTGATGATAAGGTTTCAAGGACAGAATTTCTCAAGCAGGATTTGAAAAAGAAAGAAGAACTAGCCGAGACAGAGCCTGAAGTCCTGCCGAGTTCAGAAGAAGAGCCAACTAAATTAGAGCCTACTAATGCTATAACCCCTCAGCAAGCGCAGAAAATCATGGCTTTGCTGGAAGAGAAGGGCTTTACAACGGAACGTCGTTTGAAAGCGCTTGAGTATTATGAAGTCAACTCAATCAGTGAGTTGTCAGATCAGCAAGCGGAGCATTATTTAATCCAACTTTGTAAAGCGTAGGTGCAATCATGTTTAATCAAGCTCAAATTCTGGGTCGCGTAGGCAAGATTGATACAAAGACATTGCCATCAGGTGATCGCGTTACCAACATTAGTATGGTTACTTCCAAGAAGTATGTAAGTAAAACTGGCGAGAAGTGCGAAAAAGTGACTTGGCATAATATATCCTGTTTTGCTAAGCTCGCGGAAATAAC